AGGGTGGACGCAGGAGAAAACGGTTCTATTCCACCGTTGCCACCGCCGCTAGTTGTGACTAGCGAAGTGCTGCTATTTCTTGCTCAACCTCAGCAATCCTTGCCGATACGCTGTCCATAATCGATTGCAATCGCTCTGCGTCAGTTCCTGCGACGGTCATAGCCTTTGCTGCGTTGCGGTACTTCACTTCGAGAGTTGCGAGTTCGTTGATCTTGCCGTTGCGTAGTTCGTACTTGGTCATTTGCTTAACCCTTGTGAAGAAACTTAAAAGCGACTTGCTTCTGATGCGTAAAGATTATCGGCAACCGCCGAGCATTGCAAGACTACTAATTTATAAACTTAGTAGTTTTCGGTCGAAAAGTGCGTTTGACCAATGAAAACATTGGGAAAAATTTATTCCGCTGAAACGATTTTTTCGTATACTCTGTACGCTTTCGAGTACTCAAGCCCCCACAATGGCCCATGCTGCTGCGTGTTTTCCCACTCTATCCAGCTTGCGGCATGGGCGATTTCGTGGATTAGCGTGTCAAGCTGCTCTTGCTCCGTGAGACTCGAAGAGATGCGAATTGCGAAGTGATCCGGCATCCGCTTGCAGTAGCCGCAAACCTTGCTTGATACGCGGCACCTACGCACCGAGATAGAGAGCGTAGAGTGCTCCGCTTTGAGTGCGTCACGCAGTTCGCAAAACAGGTCTTTGCCCATTTTGTCACTTCGCCCGCATGTGATCGAAAAGCACTCGTTCTGCCTTGCCGTCCCAATAGAATCGCAGCCAATGCGAACCTAAAGACTTCGGGCCTAGCATCCGCTCAACTTCCCAGCCGTGATCGCCATCGCCCCAAGCGTCTTTGTACCCTGGGCACCTGATGTGTAACTGTTCATCGTGGTACACGTTGCCATGTATGCTCAATCGCTGCCTTGGTATCGTTAGCGACCACTCGTCGTGAGTGTGGCCCGTCAACACAATTTCGGGGTCTGGCGTCATGACCGCGATTCGGTTGGTTTGGATCGTGCCCCGCGTTACCGGCCCGCCTCCGCCAGTACCGTGAAAGTGATACAGCGTCACGGAGTCCTTGGCACTTCGGCTACCTTCGCCGACTCTAAAGCGGAAGATAACCCATCCGCCGTATCCGCTAGCTTCTGTGATGCCGCTATGGGCACGCAATCGCCCCGCTAACCTATCCGTCAAGTCGGTTTCGTGCGCCTTGGTGATCGCTGTTTCGTGGTTGCCGCGTCCCATCACCGCGAATATATCTTTGTAGGGCTTGTAGTATTCGTAGGCCGTATCGACTAGCAAGTCGAAGTAGTTGCTACCTTGATGCTCTGGCCTCAATGCTGACTTGTCCGCTCGCTTGTCCCATCGCCCCTGCATCGCACAAAATAGATCGCCGTTGTCGATGACCGGAGCATTAACGGCGAGTGCTTCGTCGAGGTGTTTACGCTCGAGAGTTTGATCGCACTTTGGGTTATCGTGGTGGACGTCGCTTCGCAGCAATACCCATTGCTCCCAGTCTTTATTTTTCGTCAACTCGCAATTGATCTCGATTACATTGCGTTGTAGTTTGTTGAGTCTCCACGCCATCACTCCGCCTCCAAATTGCTAACGCTTCTTCGACGGTCAACTCGGTTTTGCCGAGCTTGCGATTAACCCAGTTGTGTAGATTGTAGCCCCAAAGCCAATAGGCCGCCGGCGATGAGAAGTCGGGCGGGTTTGCGGCTTTGTATTGATCGTAATTTGCCCGACAAGAACACCCGTAACGCGGAATGGTCGATTCCCATTCAATGTGCCACTGCGGATCGGAACCGCTGTATTCGTGCAACACTTTCCAGGGGTTTACCTTCGGCGTGTATACAGTGCCGAGGAATGTCCTAGTAACCTTCTGTGGCCTTGGTTGCTCGCCTGTGTCCGTGAATTCGTATCCGTCCCAAGTGTCTCTAGGAAACATTATGCAAGTCCAACCGTAACTGACGGAAGCGAAACGCAAGTATTGCCGACCGTGTTATTCGTCCGTGTTGTTACGCAAGAAAGATTGCTAAACTTATAACCGCAAACAGGGCCTAGAAGCGGACATTGAGTAGTTGACACACCGCCATTAATAAGCAGTTCGGAACAGCAATCGCCTGATTGGCAAAGACCGGGCAGAGGCGGCATCGGCCCCCCAAAGCAGTCGTTAAACGCAGTGTTTCTGCAATCACCCAGAGGGTTTATGTCGCACTCGTTAACATACGCTGTTCCGCACATTGTTGACCATGTGTACAAAGGCGTTCCTAACTCATCGAATCCGCGAAGTCTTCCTATCCTATCAATGCCAACACCTATGGTGTTACAAAACCTGCTGATCTTTAGGTAGCATGGGCTTCCTTCTTGGTAGACATTGTTGGCGAAAGATCCCGGCTGCTCGTAACCGTTCTCTATGACCTCAAAGCACTTAAACTGACCCGTCGAAGAATCGAAATAGATAGGCTCTGGAGTAGTCGCAACTGACTGCCCGACAATCTGCAATGTGCATGGTATCAAGCGGAAGAACCCGAGTCCGCCTGGCTCCATCGGCCAAGTAGGGATTGGCGGCAAACAATTTGTTCCAGGCGACAATCCGCAATTGTAGTTTAATACTGTGCAACCTGTTTTTCCATCGCAGCATGAGAACGGCGAGTCGTCGCTTTCTGTGATAGTCACATCCCCTATATCTGGCAAGGTGTCGTACAGTTTCATCCTGCTAAAAGACACAGTCGTCGGCCCCCCAATGAACGATAAGTCTTCCTCGTCGTGTTCCCCGCAATCATCGCTGTTCACTCCTGACTGATCGACCCATGAATTAGAGACCGAGCAGTTGTCGACCTCATAATCGCCTGTGCATGTTGTTGTTCCTGTCGAACTTAATTGAACCCGCGAAAGTTCTTCGTTGATCTCAAACTCCCACGATGCAGCGACGTAGTATTTGCAAGCAGACTCGGTTTCCCCACTGCAAAGAACTCGCACCTTTCCTACAGATATACTGATCGCTTTAAGCCTTCTTGATTGACGAAAAAACAACCTTGCCGCAGACTGAACAGAAACGTTCCTTGTCTGAACCGCAATACAATCGCAGTCGAATTGCGTATCTGGCGGGTAGTTTCCAGGGGGAACAAACAGGACTTTCGATCTGTATAGAGTTGCGTCAAATGAAAAATCAGCAGTCTGCTTTGCGTACAGGCTGCACGTTATATTAGTCCAAGGCTCACAAGGAAACTCGAACCGTGCTTTATAACAGCACGACTCTCGCACGAACTCCGCGACCGGATCCTCTTCGCTAGGCTCTTCTCCCTCGCAAGTCGTCGCGTTAGGCAGTTTAAGAGTTGCCGTTGTGTACGGCATCTCTCCAGGTTCTAGGCAACAATCGCAACAACACCGCCCGAATCCACCCATTTAGCAAACCTCCACTGCGACCCATTTTGCGTCCACTGGGAATATCATAACAACCGCGTTGGAACTCACTGCAACGCTCGTAGGATTCCACGCCGTATAGGTCACGCTTCCGCTCGTCCAATTGCCCGATGCCGGTTGCTTAGCCGTAACCGTACCACTTGAGTTGGCCGGTATGCCGCCACTTCCAGCGATGGCTAATAGAGGTGTCTCACATGCGATTAGGCGAACGCAATCGGCTTCTACGTCATCTTCGCCGAGGTATGTAAAGACGCTGCCCTTGCCCACCGTGTACGCATCAGGAAGCGGGCCAAACCTAGTCCCCGTCGTGTACGCTGAACCATCGCTGATCGCTCGATAGATCGGCCCCCATTGAGCCGTCCCGAAGTCGTCCGCGTCCACCTCGTTCGGCCCGTTGAGCAGAAATGGCCCCATCACCGATTGGCTGTAATCGAATGGCCTTGTCACCTGCAAGTAATTGCGACCGCCGATCTCTTCGGTGCCGATTATCTGCATGCAACCATACGCGGGGATAACTGTAGCCCCTTTGTTAACAAAGGATATCGGGGTCGGCGTGATCGGTTTCTCGTCCGATGCTCGGCCCTTAGTTCCCTTCTCGAAAGCCTTGGTTGCTTCCCAGACGCGTTCGGCTTGACGCGGGGTGAAGTAGCCTACCTCCATTGCCTAGCCCCTTGTGTCGCACAAGAGCGAAACCTTGTAGACCGCCGGAATTACGGACGTACCGCTTGCCGCGTCGTTGCTGGCGATAGTTAAGCGGCATTCAAGCAACTGCCCTGGATCGACGCCAGTCGCGTTGATCGTGAAGTCGTAGTTCGCCGCTGATAGGGAGTTCATCGAGGTTGACGGGCTTGTCACCAAGTCGCTTGACAGCGTGCCATCTGACCCAACGTAGGCCTCTAGATCAATGGTGCAAGACGTATCGGCAACGGTCGTCTCCATCTTCGCACGGATGCGAACCTGAATCGTCTGCCCGTCTTCGTAGTTGGCCGGAATCGGCACGCTGAAGTAGATTCGACGCGTAAGACTTCCCGATGCTTTGACGTCTCCGGCCGTAATCCGAACTGGATTGGTTCCCCAAGTCCCGGTCACTAGCCCCAAGTCATCGTTAGCCGCTGCGGAAACGGGATTCGATGCGACCGCGTCCCATACTCGAAACGAGTGGACGGGCACAACCGATTCAGCAAGTACCCTTTGGGCCATCTTGGTATAGGCAATGTCCGCATTGCCCGCGATGGTGTAATTGGTAATTACCTCAGGTGGGAGGATAATCGTTGTGTTTGATATGGTGGTCATTAAATCAGTCCTAGTGCGTTGAAAGGTAGTGAATCGAACTTTTTGAATTCAAGCCAATGGGCGGTCACTGGTTGCCCCGGCTCTTCGGTCTGGATCCTAAAACCCTGAGCGTTCAGTAGCACGGGCTTGGTTACAGGCTCTTTGTTGCCGTCGACCGCTCGAACAATCCGCGTACCCGCGTTGCCCGGCCCTGACAATTGTACACGCTCGTAAAATCCTTCGTGACGAACTCTCGAGTACCAAGCCCTCTCTGGAGTGGTGCGATACGGAAAACGAAACTGAATCTGGGCTGTGATCTCCCAGTATGCCTGCTCTTTGGTGGTCACGTTCGACGCTGCAAACTTGGTTATTCTCGCCGTACCCGGAGGCCATCCCAGAAACAGGTCGGAGTTGACCGCTCGTCGGTATCGTGCTTGCACGTATGAGTTGAAAACAAGCATGTTTCTTTTGATCGTCACGGTCTGATCTGGAATTGGCACCGTTACTCCGTCGATAGGCTCGCCGTTGACCGTCTGTATAGGGTTTCCGTCCCAGTCCTCATCGATAGCCTCATCGGTTTCAACGTCATCCCAATCGATTCTAGGAGGGGCCAGAAGAGGATTGTCTGTGCCTCCATCGGTGAGGCTTGCTAGTTCGCCGTTGTAGTCGTACGTCACAATCCAGTAAATTGGGCTTACACGTTGCGTATTAACACCGTCTGAGTAAACGTAGGGATAGTTCGCTGAGTAGATCGAACCGGATGCGGGCAATCGGTCGTCGTTGAATATGTCGTACTCTACCGCTTCTTTCGTCGTGACAACTTGAAACGCTCGCTGGAACTTAACCGTCAGTTTTCGGAACTTGTCGGTAAGTCTCTGGTCGTAAGTTGGACGCGACCACATTTCAGTGACTTCCAAAACATTTGGGCTTCGCATGGCTAGACTCCTGGGCTTTGGAATTCGATGATGGTTGTCGGTGGTTGCAGCTTGTCCTTTAGTGCGGTGATCGCTTCGGTGACCTTGTCGAGCTTACCCACCGTTGCGAGCGTGTTAGCTTCGATCTTCTTTTGCGAGTCGTCAGCCTTGCCCCTGCTAAGCAACCGCGATTCCTTCGCTGCTAGATCAGGGGTGCTTATCGTCGCTTTCATTTCCTTCTTTTTGGCGGCTTCTGCGAACTGTGCTTTAGCTGCCGCGATTGCTAACGCGGTGTCCTTGTCGAGTCCTTGCTGCTGGAGCCTGAATGCTTCTGCGGCTTGCTCACCTTGCTCCAAAAGGATCTTCTGTTCTTCGAGTCGCTGCAATTCACTCTTGCCTAAATCCGCGATTCTCTGCAATCGGGATTTCTCTTCGTCTTGCGCCTTCTTCTTCGCCGCGTCGGCGTCTTGCTCTGCCTTTAGCAACTTCTCGGCGAACATGATTCGCTTGATGTCAGCATCGCCTAGCCCCTGATCTTGGAGTTGTGCCCGTCGTGCTTCTTCGGCACTCTTCGTTAGTGCGATGTACTGGTAGTTAACGTTGCGAAGCGTCGATATAGTTGACTGATCGATCTGTGCTTTCTTCGCCGCTGCCGCGTCTTCTGCGGCTTGCTGCTCTTTAATCAATCGCACTTGCTGAGCATGGGCACTGTATTTTTCGCCGAGCTGGTTCTGTTGCTCACGAAGCGATTGGGCTACCTTCATGTAGCCGTCCGCCTGGTTTCTCAAGTCGGCAATAACCTCAGGCCCTTGCTTGCTCTTCGTTGCCTTTTCCGCTTGTTGGCTGTAATACTGAAACGATGCTATCGCGTCATCAACTTCTTTCCCGATGGACTTGAAGAGTTCAACCGCTGCCTGTTGCTGCTTGTCAGGATCACGGATTAACGTTAGGTCTTCCATCTGGTCGCCGACTTTAATCGACGCCATCTTGACCATATGAGACGCAAACCTGTCAGCCTCTTTTGCCGCGTCTTCCATCCGTCCCGCTAAGTCGTCGACTCCGAAGATAGCCTCGCCTATCGTCTTGCCGAGTTGAAACGCCATAACGCCAACTAGAGCCGCAATGCCTCCCTTAAAAGCCATCGCACCCGCGCCACCCAGTTTCATCACTTCCGAGAACTGGCCGATCTTCTCGGTGATACCAGCAACACCTTGAGCCGCTGCCGCAAACTCAGTGCCGCCTAGTTGACCGGCCAAGACTCCGATGAATTCCGTTGACGCTTTAGCCTTCGCACCGACTTCCTTAACGCCGCTTACTGCGTTCTCAATGTTCTTTGCTGCGTAGACCGCTTTTGCGCTCGCTTGGTCTTCGGCCTGGATCAGGATTTTTACGGCGTCACCGGCCATTACTCGCTCTCCGCTTTGATCCTGTTTTCTTCGTACTTCAAAATCCGCACCGCGTCAACAAAGGATGCTGATTGATCGAGACTGCCACCCGCTACAGGCGGCAATCCCTCGTTGAACAAATCAGCCATCGAAACAAACTGGCCGATACTATCACAGTATCGATTCGGGCATCCTTTCAAAATCCAACTTCCGTTCGTGCATTCTTCGCATCCTGTTCCGTTGCACGCCGGGCATTCAATCTCGATAGGCTCCGCGTCTGTTCCTTCGTCTTCGCACTTCTTGTCGCTGCATCGTCGGCAAAGTTCACCCTGCCGAATCAATGCCGCGACCCTTAGTCTTTTTTTTCGTTGGTGTCCATTCGCTGATTGTACGCCACCTTGATGAGCAGTTCCCTTGCCTCTCGGTACGTCAATAGGTTGTCAAGGTCATCGACAACGAATGAACGCTCGACGTTTCTCCATCCGACAACAACCCGCTTTAATTCACTGATTGTCGCGTCGAAGATTTCATCAATTGAATGCTTTTCGTCGAGTAGATCAACCGCCTGAAGTATGCTGCGTTGCCCTCGCATCGATTGCGATAAGCACACGAACGAAGGCCGCGTCTCGATGGGCTTGCTCTGGTCGGCATCAAGGCACACCTCAAACGTCTGGTCTGGCTCAAGGAAAATCGGCATTGGTGATCCTGATTAGGTTGCTGCTGTAAAGGTGATCGAGCATTCTTCGTCGACATTCGAGCCGTTGCGATTGGCTTGCCACTCGATTTCATCGACAACCAAGTTCTCTCGGTCTGCTTCTTGCAAACTGATGATCTGTGCTTTGGGTGCGGTGAATGTCATAACGCTGTTCGTCGGCCCGTCGAGTGACCACGTCAGCGAATGCTCGGACATATCCAAGAGTTTACCGTATCTGTCTTGAGTAGCAACCAACTTGGACTCAGGGTTGCCCGTGATCCTAACAACTCGATTGGTGATTAGACCGGCAAGGAAACCTGATACGTCCGAAGGGTCTTCGCGTAGGATGACCGTGTTCCCGCTGTCAAGCGTGATATTCTCCACGCCCAAGGCTACGCTGTTCCAAGTCGTCGTCGAGGATGCGAAGCGAAGCGACTGAGCCGAAGGATAGGTTGGTGCAAGGATCGCGGTATCGGTCGGACTCGACCAAACGCCGGTAAACTCGAACTCGAAGAACGCCGCCTTACCCGTCGGGCAGTTCAACTTGAAAGTACCCGCACATCCTCGCAGTAGTTTTCGCATTCCGTCGATGTAGACGCCAATTGTTAGCGTCTTTGGTTGAGTGACAAGGCTACCTGGTGCTTCCGTTCGAGGTGTGAAGACTTGACCGCTCTTGACCCAGCCGCAAGCGGGTAGAAATGTATCCGCCCAACTTGGTTCGGTTGCTGTTCCGTCCCAAGATGCGTCGTGCTTAAAAGTCACCTTACCGCGATACCCGCCCGGTACGCTTGCACGCATCCCGAATGCCGCTTGACCTTCCCGCGATTCGAGTTCGGTTTCGGTCTGGATTGCAATGTCGTAGCAGTTAAACGCCGCATCCGATCCGGTCAGGCTCATCGCTGTACCTGGAGTCGATTCAATCGATGCTGCCAACACTCGCTTGCGTTTCAGTAACGTCATTTTGTTTCCTTTATTGGTTCAATGCTTTTAACTTGATCTTGCCTTGTGCCGCTAGTATGACGTCACGCAAACGGCGATTGACTTCGATTGGGAGTCGCTCCCTTGCTTTGTTCTCTGCAACCTTGCCTATGCCGCCTCGGATGTAGTAGTCACCGGGCTTCTTGCCCTTTACTTGCCTAAGCGTACGTCGGTTAGTCTCGTCGGCTGTGTAGACATTGCCTCGCCAGTTGCGAGCGATGAACCCGTCCAGTACGGTCGTCCATCCTCCGCCCATGTCAGGCTTGTAGACAACGCCGCTAGACTTGACCTTGCCTTTTCGCTTGCGAGTGTACGTCTTTGCTTCGTGATACTTCGCGGGGAATGGATAGCCTTCCCATAGTCCGATGGTTGCTTCGGCCCGCTTCGGTACTGCTTTGTTCTTTTGGCGTATTGTCTTCTTTAGCGTTGCCGCTTTGCTGATTGCCTTGCTGTTGCCTTTGTTCATCGATGACAACTTTAAGTTAATCATCTTGCCTACTACCTGAGCTACCTCGACGCGTACGCTCTTTGCAGTGCGATTGACCGCCGTTGCTAAGACTCTTGGCAAGTGTACTTGGAAGTTCCCCAAGTTGGTTTTCATGTCCTGTAATGACTTCGCGTCGATGGATATCTTTATCACGCTCGCAGCTCCGTCATGTCGTCTTCGGAAACTCGATAGGTGATGTTCAATGGGATCTGTAGCCCATCCATTCCGCCGTCCGCCTGAATGTAGTTTACCGTTTGCCATTGGGCATCCGTTGCATAGCCTCCAAAGGTATGCCAAGTCGAGGAACCCGACGCGACCGCCTTGATGACGTCCGCATGAAACGCATTGAGCAGCGAGTCTATCGCGTCCGTGTTTCGCTCGTCCTGCATCACATGGCAATGAATCAAGAACTGCTGCTTGTATGCGTTCGACGGTGGCTCGCCTGGCCTGTCGAGTTCAGGCACTCTTTCCGGCTGTCCTTGTGTCAAAACAATCTGATTGTTTCGCGGCGTAAAGTCTGCAAATCTAGCCGGTCGTTGCACTTCGCAAATCTCGGTTTGGTAGCCGTTGGCCCCGATCATTGCATCGAGGCGAGACTTGAGTTCAAGTGCTATAGATTCAACGACTGCTACCGGCATTCTAAGACTAGCATCCCTTCATCGTGACTCAACAGTTTCAGGATCGACCTTCGCTTCGGTGCTTCACCTACGCGATTCGGAAACGCCAGTTCGTCCCCGCCTAAGTTTATCTCGTCGCTTGCAATCCCGCTTGACTGATCGTTGGCAACGTGTACCTCGAATAGAGGGTAAACCACGTTTCCATCCTCAGGCAAGACGCCGAGTGCTTCGCGTATCACAACCGCCTTGATCTCTCTGGATCGACCGTTCCTTTTGTAGTAAACAATCGATTCAGCGAAGTCGTCAGCGTTGCAAAATACGCTCTCGGCATCTTGCTTAATCAGGTCGTGAAGCGTCACTTACTAGGCTCGCTTGCAAGTGATCTTGACGTAGTCAACAACCACCGAATCCACGTTTGTATTCGCGGCCTTCTGGAGTTGGATGATCGGCTGCAACCCAGAGCTATAGCCGCTCATATCGAAGGTCGTGCCGGTTGCGACTCGGCGTCCGTCGATGTAAAACTTGACGTCCTGCTTTCCGCCAGTGAAGTCGATCACGAATTCCTTGTAGGTCGTGCCTAAGGTCGTCCCGCTGGAAACGTCGTCGTTATCCCGCGTTCCGTCATCAGTCTCGACATAGACGAGGCTGGTGCTATTCGCACCTTCCATTCGGAACCATGCGTTAGCCGATACACTGTCGGCTGTATCGTTACGTGCCGAGCCAACACCAAAGCAGAGAATTGATCCGCTGGTGAAGGTAGCCGCACCGATCTTCACTCGCATCTCGACTCGCTGAACCAAGTCGATGTCGAAGTCCAACGCATCGTTGAAGTGAGGGCAAACGTTCTCAATCTCGTTCGTCGAGGCGAGAGTAACGGTCAGTTCCGAGGTGCCCTTAGTGTAGGTCGGCGCACCTGCTGAGGAAGTGTCATCGACTAGCCAAGCGGTAGCCGGATCCGCCGAAGTTGGAAGCGTTGCTACCGCTCCGTTGAAGTCGTCGTAGAAAATCTGGAAGTCTCGAATGTCACTCATTATCAATTCCTTTGCTTTATTTGTTCGTTTGAAAAAAGGCCCCAACCCAAGCGAGTCAGGGCCGTGTGTCAATCAGGTAGTCGCTTAGGTGCGATTACCGAAGATGCCGCGATGATCGATCACCGCACAACCGAAGGTCTGACGAACCTTGTAGAGGTAAACGTCTCGACTCATATCCCAGTCGTTCTCAAGAACCGGTGCTTCTTCGCCACTCAAGAACGAGAGTTCCATCGTGTCGACTTGAGCATTGTCGGCGATTGCATACCAGTTAGTTGTGCTGTTCGCATCTAGCAACGCGGTAGCAACAACTTGCAAAGGTCGTACGCCGTTAACTCCGTAGATGTTTACTACGCCTTCGTTGCCGTTGCTTTGTGCGTAGGATTGGCTATTAACCAACTCCAACGCATTGGCCGCATAGTTCTGAGGAACTAGCAAAACTCTTGGCGAAAGGTTGAGGATTGACCCGTTAAGGCCAGTCTGCAGACTCATATAGCGGAACGCTTCGTTGAGCGTTGTCACGCTTGGTGCCGCTGGAGTCGTATTGGTGATGTTACGTCCGCTTGTATGAGAAGCAGAGAACAACGCGAAACCATCAGGCATCGTTGGGTTGCTCAAGAATGTGTCGTAAACAACTCGCTCTTGAGTGCGTCGAGCAGCTTGCCCTTGCATCGATGGGATGCGAGAGAGTGCATCGAGATCGTCATTGATGACGGTTTCCCAAGTGACTGAGAATTCCGCACCGAATTTGTCAACCTTGTACGACTTCTTCTGATCGCTCAGCCCCTTCTCTGGGTACGCCTTGCCTTCAGGAACCATTTCCAAGTTTGGATACTCGGAGAGTTGAACGCGATTGATTGCTTTAAAATCATCCACGCTGGCCGCTTGGCGAACCCACAAAGCCCAAGTGAATGGGGCTTCGTCGTAAGCCGCTCGGAGAGTCTTGTTGACCGCATCCGAGAGGATGTTCTGAAACGATCCGGTCGTGTGGTACGCATCGGATCGGCGTACCTTGAGACGATTGAACGTCCCAGCGTGACCCATCGCCATTCGTGCTACGTCGCCCTTGGTGTGCTTCAATGGGTCGATGCCCATTCGACGTACGCATTCTTCGGCAAGTCGGTACAGTCCGACATTGCGAAACTCAGCATCGCCTTGGGCAGTCGGTGCCTTGGTGCGTTGGATGTTCCCTTGGAAGCAACGTTGAACCAAGCCAGCCTTAGCGGCTTGTTCAAACTTATCGTGTTCCGATTCGGTGACGGTGACGCTGCTGCCGATTGGTTGATTAGCCATCTGTCGAATAATCCTTTGCTGAGCGTCTTCCAGTGAACAACCGGAGTCAACCAACTCGTCAGCAAAGGTACGCTCAACCTTCGCTAGTTTGGCCGCTGCGTAAATCGATTTCTTTCGCTCGTCGATTGCTTTCAGTTGTCTAGCAACTTCGCTTTCGACTTTGTCTTCGCTGCGAACCGCTTCGGGCTCCTTGGGCATTTCGTGTTCTGCCCTAGTCGCTTCTTCGGTTGGCTTGTCCATGCCTTCCATCAACTCAACTTCGAGTTCTGGTTTCGCCATGTGATCGGCCATCCACTTGATGATCTCGTTTGGATCGGTCATACCTTCGGGTAGACCAAGAGACGAGAGTTGAGCCATCAATTGCTCATCCATGCCTTCCTGCCTTTCTGCTTGGTCGTAAGACCGTCTGACCGTGGAATTAGGATCTGCACCCGTTGCACAGATACTCGCGTTGTGAGGCTCCCAAGCGGTAACAATCTCCGCTGGCCCTTCAACGATGACGCCACGTTTCGTCGTGTATGCTTGCCCCTCAGGGATGTAGATGCGATTGAGGATTACCGCATCAATGCTAAAGTCGTTTAGATGCCCCTCTTGGTATCGAGTTGCCACGACCTGGCTCTCTGGATCGGAGGCGAATGAAGGATCGCCAATCAACTCGCCATCTTCGATTTCGATATTGCGAATTGATCCGAAGACGTTCCGAACTGTTCTATCGTTGTGCGAGTCGACGATAGGCAGTTGATTCTTTGAGTTGCGGAACTGGACGCCGTCCATCAGTAACACTTGGCGAACCATGCGACCGCGTTGTTCGTCGTAGATTTCAATCGGAGTCTCGGTTGCAATGACTGCTCGACCGTCTTTAGGTGCTGCGAATGCTCGCTGAATCTTTGGGACTGCTGCGATACGCTCGACTTTATCTGCTGCTTGCATTTGTCGTTGCACCTTTTCGCTCCAAGTTTTTCCAGCGTCTCCGCCCCATAACGCCCACGCAATCCGACCGGCTGAGGGAAAGCCCTTTTGGCTTGGCTTCCATCCTTCGCCTTGCTTGTCCACTTCGTGCCTTGCGAAGTAACTGACCATGCGTCCGATAGTATCTGGACTCATCGCCTTGCCGTTGCTCAAGTCCCTGGCCCTTGCAACACCAACCGGAGTTCCTCCGCGATTGTGTTCGCGTCTCCACTCAAGGCCCTGCTCAGCCTCTTCGCGTACGCCCTCAGGTGGAGTAAAGTCAATGTCGTCGTACTTCGCTCGTTCGATCTCTTCCGATGCGTACAATGCCGCGACCTGATCGCTGGCCGCATCTTCTGAAGCATGGCAACCCATTAACTGGGCGGTATCGTCTTTCACGACACCCCAGGGACGCGATATTGGGCAAGCCTTGGTTTGCTTCGTTCTATAGGGCATTAGCAACCTCGCTTACAACCTCTTGCGTCTGAGGCGATGGAGTAGCCGACTGAGCTGCACTGATTGCCAGTTGCTGTTCTTGTGGGGTGAGCAACCCAAGTTTCTTCTTCAGGTCTTGCTCTTTTTTGCGTTGATAGAACACCGCTCGCCATGATCGACCACGGGAACCGAGTTCCGTTTGGTAGTCGCTCATGAACGAATCGATTGCATCTTTTGCCGACGCCTGTTCGGTCTGAGGATCCACCCATTCCCATTCAGGGGTCTGCCACTCGACCGGGCTTGCTTTGCGTCGATCTGACAGCAAGTCGATCGGAGTTGGAAAACCTCGAATTCCGCTGATCGATGCCGCATCGAAGAACGCGTCCCAAGTCGGCTGGAGCATGTGCCGAATCAAGTATTGCTGCCAACAGCGAAACCGCCTTCGGTCTTCGAGTTGACTCGTACGGCTCGAACTGTAGGACGTCTGCGAATAGTCGCGGGCTACGGTCTCGTAAGACAATCCCGTGCCCACCGCAATCTGCCGAAGGATTAAAGCAATCCAAGGCTCCGCACCCGTAGACGGTCGCCCTGGGTTGATACCCTCGACGCTTTCGCCTGGGTTAAGCTCCATCACCATGCCCGGCTCAATGTATCGCTGTTTGTTGCCCGCCGAGTCTACAGGGCTTCCGCCGTCTGGATCCGCTAGATCACCCAGAGGAGTTTCGGTTTTAATGGCGACCGTGAAGCATGAAGCAACCGCCGATGCTTGTAGTTCGTTGTCGAGGTACGTACCCAAGTCACGAATAGCCGCGACGACTGGAGCGAACCACGAAACGCCCCGCGTCTGACCCACTCGCTCCCGGCGGAATAGGTGCATGATTTCTGACGCAGGAACTCGCTCAGGCTCTCGAGTGTAGGAGTATGGTTGCAAAGGATGATCAGGATAGATCCAATAAGCAACCGGCCTGCCTGTGTCGTCTACCTCAACACCGCGAATGATGCGGTTTTCTCCGTTGGCCGTAAGCCGCGATGCGTAGTTGTCTTTGTCACCCGCCAAGCGGTCTGCTTCGATGATCTCCAACGCCAATGGCACTGGGCGATAGATACCGCGATAGACCGGCCCTGGCGTGCGAATCTTTCGGATGAGGACTTCACCAGCCTCAACAACTTCGCGTTGTGCGATGGACTGGATTTCCTCTAAGGTGTATTGCCCGTTGATGTCGCAGACTTCGCACCATTCCGACCAAACGCTATCACGCCGGTCGTTTACCTCTTCGATATCATCGCCTGCAGGAGTCTCGAAGACAGATTGTGCCTTAATGCCGCATCCGACAACGGATGAGACAATCGTATCGACAACGCCCCATGCGTAGGCATTGTTGCGGACAAGCTCCCTTGACCACGCCCTAAGCCGATCCGCTCCAAACGGGCCAAGTAACTCGGTGTCCGCTGGCTGATTCTTCGGCGTGCGTCCGCTCGACACTCTCGAAGGCTCTGCACCTAGATAGGATCGCAATACCTTACGGGCTTGCATTCGTCGCAATGCTCGAAGCGGGCTTACTGCCTCAATCGCTTTGTCGATAAGTCGAGTAATCATCTACGCGACCTCGACATTTTTGCAAGACTTATACCGCCGCTAGAAGTCTCTCTGTTGACTTGCTGCTGTAGTTGCCGACGCTCTTGGAGTAGAGTACCCAAGTCAAGTTTTGTAACCGTCCTAGAACCAATCGAATACGAAGAGGCCCCGCCTGTAAGGAGGGCTTCGATTGCTGCGTCAATGAGTGCAAGTAGACTCGCTGCTGTTGCCATGTCCCTAGCATGGCAAACCTAACGCTACTTGCTAGATCGCAATACAATTGCAATTGTAAAGAGACGGAAAATCAATCGCCTTCTTGCGACCACGTATTCCCGCAATAACCGCATTTGCAATATCGAATCTTTCCACGCTTGGCATAGACTCGGCTGAATTGCTGTCGAGGTGGACGCGACGTAATGCAAAGCGTGCAGTCTCTAGGCGTGAACTCTCTTGGCTTAGGTGCCGACTCAATGGGCATGTCTTGGTCTTCCTCCAGTGAATCGAAAACAACGTTGCCTTGATCGTCAGTTCCCCTCCTTCGATGCACCACGTCTTCAACGGGATCATAGTCGACAACCAATGAATTAGGCGGTAGCTTCTCTTGCTCAACCGCTGGAATCTGCTTCTTGCTCTTTGCCATCTTAACCCCTTCGCTTTGGTATCCATCCGCCTTGCCGAGTCTTAAAGTTACCATGCTGATAACGCTTCGGCTGTGGCTTTGGTTGTGACTGATTCTGATCGCCGCTTACCGTCTTGGGCTGAATCTCGACTTCTGACGGTGCTATTAGTTTAACACCGCAAGCCTCGCCTGCTGCCGCTGCCATGTAAGTCGCGTCTAGCCAGTGGTTGTTTGTGTCCTTGACGCTCCAATACGTCTTTGCTCCCTTGCCCTCGGTAAACTTCGTGACTAGCTCTTCCGCTGCAATGTGCTGTGCGTATTGGCTATGCCGCTGGTTCTCATCGAGGGAGAAGAGTGAGAGTGATCCACGCCGAATCATGTTGGACTCGTCGAAGGTCGGAGTCATAAATCGCTCATGGACAAACTGCTTCCAATACGAGGTATCAAGTTCGTACAGCCATAGATTACCGTTTGGGAGTTTCGATGCGTGCAAGTTGTCACCCGCGATGCAGGTTGTTGTAGACTTGGTTTTTCGATGATACGGGAACTGCCCTTTTGAAGCGTGAAAGATACCGCCGACTTCGCGGACAAACTTATACGGTGCATTCGTGAAAGCACCCGAATCGACGAAGCAGAAGTCGACCGCCCGTCGCGTACCTGTTGCGTCAACAAACTCACGACTGAGTAATTCGTCACGCCAGTTTAGCAACGCGTCGTAGATCATAGGCTCGGATGCTTCGTGATCCATGCTCTTATCTGTCCCGTAGACTTGAGCAATACCATAATCCACGACGACACCGCCCGCTCCGTGCCACCAAGCCGTTACAACCCAATGGCAATTGTACTTGCCTAAGTCAATTGCCGCCGTAAGTGCAGCCGTGTTAGCGGGTAGTTGTCTTCGTGCGAATCCCGACAGACGCGACTCGACGAGGGCTGGAGTGATCCCAAGCCCCATTGGCCCCGCTTCCTCTGGTGGGTCGTTATCGATCTCGGTCGATACCGCTCTCGCTCCAACGTCCGCTACGCGATTGTAGTAGCTTTGCACCGCCGATAGCTCCATCGGCTCGCCGTCAGCGTGCGTCTTGCGACTGAATGAGCATTGATTAGAGACAACCGACCCACGTTCAATCTCTTCCTTGTTGTCACGCCAAAACGCAAATGCTTCCCGTGCGTCTGGGTCTTCGTTCTTGCGTCCGCGTCTTAGGTCGATGTACTTCTCGACCAAGTCGAGACGGTCAGGTGCCTTGACTAGCTTTCGATACCGCTTGCCTCTCCAAGATGGTTTCCGCTTCGGGTCTGTGTACGTGTACGCGATGCACTTTCGATTCTGAATCGTGCAAAGCATAACGCGGGGTATTCGCTCCGATGACTGACCTAGACCTGCAATGTCCTGTTCGATGATGTCGGTATTCTTTGCGACTTGTGCTTCACTTGCTGCCGCGTCTCTATCCTCGATGTCGTCGATGATCGCAAGGGTAGGCCGCTGGCTTCGGTACTTAGTACCTCGGATCGCTCCGTCGATGCCGAGAGAGTAAAGCACCTGCCCATTCGACGCGGGCTTGATCTCCTTAGGCCATCCTGGTAACTGGTCAATATGGATTGATGGGAAGACAAAGAACTCTGGGCCGATGACGATGTTGGTTGATCGCCCGCCAACGGTCTGCATCCTTCCGCGACTTGACCAAGCCCCGACGGCTTGAAACGGGATGCCGATCTCTGGATAGTCCTCGATGAACACTTCGTTTTGCTGAAGTTGCTCGACGACGTCACGGACTTCCTTCTTCGCCTTGTCAGCATTCTTACCGATGACAACTGGGAAATGAGACAAGCCGCGAACCATCAGGAACAACGCGGTAAGAATGGCAAGCGTAGTTTTTCCCTCGCCTCTAGGCCCTGCTATCGCCTGGTCACCGCCATAGCAAGCCGCGTCAATGATCGACTTGACCATCGCTAGCCGGTCTTCAGTCCAAGCCTCAAAGAACTTGTCGGAGAAGTACGTTGACAGCCACAAAGAGCAATCAGCCTCGCATCGAAGACGACGCGAAGGATCGGAGGGAGGTGGGATGATTAGGTCACGTTCTGCTGCTCGCTTCTTCCGCATCAACTCACGTTGCCTCATCCGTTCGTCGCCCTTGATCGGATCTGCCGACGATGCCGTTTTCGGATGCAATGCGAGCAAGTTCTGCAACTGGGACAGACTGAGCGACTGCAAGAAGTCTGAGTCTAAGTTCATTGTCCTTCGCTTCTTTTTTGGCTCGTGCTTCTTCTCGCTTCTGGTCGATTGCGTCCGCTGCTAAAAGCACTTTCGCCGCCTCGACCGCCAACTCTGGATCCGTCAAGCATGCCATCAAAGCCGCCTTGATTTTATCCTTGTCTACGTCCCAGTTTTTTTTGAGTGCTTGGTTGATCATCCCGATGTCGCGTCGTGATTCGATTGTGAACACTTCGCCCCCTACCCCGTGTGCGTCGTGACTAACCAACTAACGGACTAACTTTCTGTTGTTTTTCTGTGCGAAAGGTCTGCGTGTAGCATTTTGAGACACTTTGGGAGTACCTTGAGTATGGGGGGCCGGTTTTTTTATCATGTCTGCTTCTCCTGCCACTCGGCATTCTTACCGCTTTTAACCCTCGTAACCTCGACGCCAGACGCCGAAACAATCTCGACCGACCAATCATACCAACCCGGTCTTAGATCGCCTGTGACCGTCTTAGCAACATCGAACGATAGTGTCACGTTACCGCTTCCGGCATCCGTTACCGTGCCCGTAGCAACGAACGAATTAACGCCCGTCTCGTCCTCAAATCGCATACCGAATCGGCAAGAGGCGGTAGCCGCAACGAATCCGGCAGGCAATGCAACCGTCCAGCTAAAGGCCCTGCCATTAGCCGACAGGTAGTCGTCACCGATAACCAATGGGCTTGTAATCTGACCGCTTGACGTGACTGGCAACGCGGTCTGAACCGTGCCTGATGTAATCAACGCGGTCTTGTCCCTGATCTCATCCAGAATACCAACCGATGGATCAACGACCGAGCCGCTCGAATTGAACCCAAGGATGCTACGAATAGCCGACCGCTCATTCGACGTCCAGTCGGTGCTTCCACCGCCACCGCCACCGCCGCCAGTCGGTGCCATGCTCAAAGCAATCGTATCAAACCTAAACTGACCCGCTCCATCAGACTCAATCATCGAATCCAACCGCGTTAACACCTGCAACGTACCTACCGCCGTTGCTATCTCCGTAGCCGCATCCGCCGCCAATGCCCTAGCCGACAACGCACCCGTAACGAAGGCATCTTCGGGAATCGAATCAGGCTCGGCATCGTGAAGCACGGATGCAACATGATGGCTACCCGTTACCGCAACTGATCGCTGCGTTGACGATCCTATCAACACTTGCTTGCCGAAAGAATCGGTAGGCCAAGTTGCCGTAGTGAGACTGCTCCATACAGCCGATGCAATGTCGTCCTGTAAAGAGTTTGCGTTAAGTGCATCAGTACCAAGTTCGTTCACGACGTCCACCGTGTTTACGAATGGTATCGTCGCTCCCGTATGCGTCACCGCCGCTAGTGTGATACCGCTTGCTTGAGTAATGTTTGTCGTGCTTGCAACCGTCGCGGGAAATGTAGCCGTCAAGAATCCAGTTGGTTGCGTGTACGTAGCCATTCGACTCGTTACCGCCGCATCTATACGCGATAGGCCGAACCCGTCAGCGTCCTGATAGTTTACCGCATCGATTTCGTACTCGATAAGGACCGGAAGCATATTAGCAACGCCACGAATCCTGATAACCACAAACGGAACGCCAGACGCAACCGCCGCGTTTGGCGGATCAATCTCGTAGGCTCCATCCAGCGAACCATCCGCGACGATGCCGCCGCTGGTATATGTGCCGAGAGTCTTGCTTACTGGAGTCACCGAAGTCCAAGACGACTGACCGGCCCTGCGGTACTCAAACACAAGACCGCTCGATGCGTGAGTTACACCCGCAAGACCTGCGCCGGTTGTGCTTGTTGTGTCTCTAACAAAGATGGGTAGTGATACGCTCGTTGATCCGCCAGTTTTTCGCTTGCTCATTATCCGTCGTATCCTCCGCTAAATGCGTTTGGTAGCATCAATCCGCCACCGCCACCACTTACGCCGTACACCGGCGACTCCACCAGAGACAGAACGAATGTCCGCCATGCTGCCGAGTTAGTTACCGATACGTTTGTGCTGGCCCAGATTGTCGTGCGTGATAACTGGTAATCGAGTCTCGTCTGCCAAGTCGAACCATCCGTTGCCGACTGTGCTAGCGTCATGCCAGTTGGACTTGATAACGTATTAGCCGAGTTTCGATTTGCAACCCAGCCGACTAACGCTTGGTCGCTTGCGTTCGTCTGAAAAGTGTTCGCCGTTTGCGATAGGTAGTTGATCGTCGTACTGGTCGCATTGTTGGAGCTAATATAGTTCGGGAAAATCAACGTGTTCGGATCGCCTCTCCACACTGACGCAAATATCTGCGTTGCGTTTGTCCATGTGCCGCTAGTCTCTGCGTTGCTTTGTGCGTGCTTGTAAGCAATCGCCAGCGAACCGACCGACTGCGACAAACTAACCCGCGTAATCCAACCGCTAGGGATTGTTGGCACTGTCGCTGAGTTGTCGCGGTATGCAAAAAACAGCAATAGATCGCCTGCTGCGTGACTTGGCATTGTTATCGTCGTCGAGTTTGCTGTATCGCTACCTTGTAGGGCAATTGTCACAGGGTAGGCTCCGTATCAGGGCTTCCGTCCCACGCTTCCATCGCGGCACAATAGGCATTGTATCGCGTCGATGCAATTACCTTTTTCTCACGCTTGATCGCTCCAAGTTGCATCCCGCTCAGGACAGTTGCAACGAGGCTTTTATCGGGAGCGAGGTCGTAAAACTCCAACGGGGTTACCATTCGCCGACCGGCTTCTGCGATTAGCCAAGCGTCAGTGCTTCCAAGGTTTCGCAAAATGTTATTGATAGTCACGTCACCAATCGGAATCCCTCTTCCAGCTGCCTGCGTTGCAACCCACTCAAGATTGATCGACTTTAGATAGGCAATGAATGGCGATACATTAACCTCGCCGATTACCTGGGCGATGCCAAGCAAGCTCCACCATTGATCGCTTACAAACTGCTTTGTGTTGGCGTTCAACTCCGCCCACACTTCATCAATTGTCTTCGTCTGCCAATCGTCAATCTGTTCAATCAGGTCTGACACTCGCATTATGCACCCCTCAATAATTTGCCGATTTCCGTCTGGAGCGTTTCAATTTTGGCCCAAAGCCTTTCGCGGTCGCTTCGGCATTCTTGGAGGTCTGCCCGTGTTGTTTTCTTTTCCTCGACGAAGAAGCGAAACAAGATGGCTATCGCTGTAGATTGCACGCCGACGATACCTGATCCGATGATGTAGATTAATGATTCCTGAGTCATTTCGCCAACTCCGTTGCAAGTCGCTCTAGTGTCATATAGCCGCTAATCTCGACGTTCTTATCGCCATCCGTAATGATGAAGTGAGGCACCCGCTTAACGTCATCGGGATTGCCATACGCGAAAGTATAACCAGCATCTGCAAACTTCGCTTGCTCGCATCGCTTCCACCGTTCGCAAGGCTCGCACCATTCCGCCGAGAATATGACGATCTCACGCTTGATCGCTTTAGGCTTGTCGCTTGGTGAAGGAGTCGGATCGATTGCAACTTGAGTCTCAATCAGCGTTTTTGCGGCTTGCTCAAGTTTGCTAATCAACTCACTCGAACTCGGTGCAATGTCGCACTGTGTCGGATCGACTACCACTGGAGTCTGTGACCAAAACAACAACGCAAAAAACAATAGCACCATCATCAAACCTCCTTGTTTGTTCATCCTAGCGGCCTCGACTGTAGCCACGATACGCTACGCGGCCCCGGTAGGCTCAAGTCACTTATGCCGACAATCGACGTGTACTGATGCCGACACAACGCATCGATTACCGAAGGGGCAATTTCTGTCCAAGAATCGTTATGGCTGTTGAGTCTCCAGATGTAATTGCGGCCCTTGCTGTCTTTACGTCTGGAGTAGCCGAGCCACGCTGTAGCGTGACCGCCGCCACCGCGTAGACTGATCGATTCTAAGACACCGCTGGATGCGTAGAAACTGTCGTTCCATGTAGTCCCCGTATGCACCGCACCGCTGCCACTCGCAAGGTACTTATAAATGTCGTCGTAACTCTCAAGCCACGTATGCGAACGGATGCGATAAGGCGAAGCCTCAAGTCTCATTTGATCGGTAATCAGGCTTCGAGCGTTGTTCGGATACGGCGTTCGATACGGCAAGGCTGATTCGAGTAAATAGCCGATCTCCTTCGCAACTCTCAAGCCGCCGCTAATCGTCGAACCCGCATCGCGTCCGAGTAACCCATCGATTCGCTGTGACTCAAGGTAGGCAAACAATTGCGAAAACTGCCGCGATTCGCTTACCGCTCCGTGCCCTAAGGCCAAAAGATACTCGCCGCAATTCGTCAGCGAAAAACCTTGGCAACTTCCCATGCTGCCCTGCTTGTCGTGCCTCATCAGTTTTCGCGGATCAATCTCTTCCGGTGCGGCGAAGTCACGAATCGCAAACGGCATCGAAACCGAACCGCTTTGCAATTCGTCGCGTCGCTCTAGCGTTGGATCGTAGCCGGTGAAAAACTCGCTCACTTCGTTAGCCTCCACGACTTACAAAAAACAACACAATCACCATTGCAAGCGTAACCAACGCAACAGCCGCCGTGAAACTCAATCCCGTGTTTATCTGCGAAGAATCATCTTCTAGGCCTCGAAGAATTGCTTCGATTCGGTCAAGCCTCTCTGCCTCTCTAAAATATCGATTTTTCCAATCGTCTCGTTGCTCTCGCAGTCTTTGCAGTTCTGATTGATCCGCTTCGATTACGCCTAGCACTGACTTAATCAAGTCATCAAAGGGTTCTTTGCTCTTTTGTTCGCTCACTTGACCCGCCTCCCGATTGCGTCGATGCCTTGCATATGCTCAAGCCGCTCAAGCCGCTGGTGATGCTGCAAAGCCGATGTAAACGCAATGATTAAAGCAATCGCAGTAAGCAACAACGCCAACACCATACCGCCGGCTAAATGCTCGTTGCGTTGGGCCTGCTTCGCTTCAAGTTCCAGCAACTTATTTTCGAGTTCTTTGCAGTCCATCTACTTCGCCGCCTTTTCTTCAAGCATGATTTTTGCCAGTTGTTGCAACGCTTCCCGCTCGGCAACCTTTCGGCCTTGGTAGTAACCCGCTCCGAAGCTAGCCCAAAGCATAGCGACCAGAAACAACGCCTTCACTATCCCGTCATCGGCAAATATCCAGGCCTCAATGTAAGTCATGACGTTGCGTATGATGCCTACCACGATTCAGCAATTCTTCGGTTGAGGTCTGCAATCTCTTTTTCGCGTCCGGTGAACTCAACTGGTAGTTTCATTTCGTCAATCGCGGAATACACCTTGTCCATACCCTCT